TCGGCGATGACGCGGAGGCTTCGACCGCCTGCCCGGCGAACGTGTCGTCGCTCTCGAACACGTCGATGACGACGCCGACCCCGTCCGGCGTCTCGACCTCGTCGCCCTCACCGTACCGCGTGGCGAGGTACGCGTCCTCGAACGTCTCGCGCACGCGCGGGTCCGTCTCGTCCGGGAGCGCCATCGCGGCGTCCTCGTCCGCGTCCGGCGCCTCGGGCGGCTCCGGCGACAGCCCGAGGAACGTCTCCCGAATCTCGTGCGGCGGGACGACCTGCTCGACGGCGCCGCCAGGCGCGCCCGCCTTGAGTCCCTGCATGAGCGCGGAGAACTCGTCGGGGTCGACGTTCTCGTCTTCGAGCGGCGACGCCGCCTCCTCGGGCTCGATGACGAGCTCGACGTCGACGTCCAGCGGTTCGTCCGCCTTCGCGTCGCCGAACAGGAACTCGCGCGCCTTCTGGACGAGCAGGCCGTGGAACGCGCTTTCGAGGCGGTCGCGCTCGCGACTGACCTCCTCGCCATAGTCGTCCTGCTGGACCGAGGTCACGTCGCGGTTGATGTCCCCGGCGAAGCCGACGCGGTAGAGCGGCGTCGGGAGCGCCGCGAGGATGTACTCGATCTGCTGTTGGATGTGGTCGACGTTCGACGGCACGTCACTGTCGAACTGCTCCGTCTCGACCGCGTAGTTCACGACGTCGACGCTCTCGGGGTCCGTCGGGTCGAACGAGTCGAGGAGTTTCTTTGCGGTGTCCTCGTCGTCGGTGTCGACCTGCGCGATCCAGTGGCCGTAGCCCACGGCCTTCACGGCGCGGGCGGTGTCCTCGAACATCTCCCGCAGCTCCTGCGAGCGGTCGACGACGGCCGACGTGTCGGGCTTCCCGAAGATGGCGCCCGTGTCGGGGTCGTTCGAGATGAGCGTCACGTCGTCGAGCGCGAACGGGATGTCGTCCTTCTCGTCGAAGCCGCCGAGGATGTCGTCGAACTGGACGATCGCCGCGGCCTTCTCCGCCGGCGTCGACGGTGCTTTGTCGAAGCGCGTCGGATCGCCCGCGATGTCCTGGACCGCGATCGTCTCGAAGTCGACGTCCGTGTCGTCCGGCCGGAGGAGGATGCGCTTCCCGTCGCGTGTGTACGCCGTCGCCGTCTCCACCTTGAACGCCCGGAGGCCGAGGATGTACTCGCGCTCGCGCGGGTCGTCGTACGCGTGCTCGACGAGGCCCGTCCCGCGTCGCCCGCGCAGGTCGATGACGACGTCCTCAAGGAGGTCCGAGAAGTCGCGGTCAAACCGGCCGCCGATAATCGCCGCCTGTTCGAGCCACGCTTCGAGCGCGTCCGACAGGTCCATCCCGCGGAACTCCGCGAAGCGGTAGTCGCTCGGAACCGTCGGCTCGTCGTCCTCGCCGGCGTCGACGTTGACCCGGTAGCCGGGCTCGCAGACGTCCGCCGCGAAGTTGCGGATCGGCTGGCGGATGAGGGGGTTCGCGTAGTATTCGTCGCGGTACTCCTCGATCTCGTCTTTGTCCGGCTCTTCCGTGTGCTCCTCGCGGCCGATCGCGATCGGGTCTTCGTCACGCGCCTGCGGCGAGACGTCGCCGTCCTGCGAGGGCGCGAGCCGTGCGACCGCCGACCGGAGTCGGGCCGTCAGTGAGGTGTCGTCGTCGCTCATGGATTAGAGTTGGAAGGCCATCGGTTCGCTAGACTTCTGCGCGTCATCGCGGTTCGAGGCGAACCGCTCGGCCATGCCGGCCCGTGCCGCGTTCGCCAGCGAGAGCGCGTCGGGATAGTCGTCGTGGCCGCCGTCCGGGTGGCTGAGCTTCAACAGCCCGGTGGGGGTGTATGAGTAACGGAGATTCGTGAGCTGCTGGATAAGCCGCCGGTGGCTCGGGAGCGTCAGTTCGCCAGCCTCCAGGTCCGCCTTGAGACGCTGATACATCTCTTGTTTGCTCTTATTTGAGGATGTCACCATGACGACAACCCGGCCGAGCCCGGCTTCGGCGAAGTCGGCGCCGTATCCGCCGACTGCGTTCTCCTCGACGACGATGGACTCATAGCCATCGGCAGGTAACTCTCCGGTTCCGGCGTCAGGCGTGTCCGAGGCGTTCCCGTTCTGAAGGGCTTGAAGCCGGCCCACGAACCCCGGCCCCGACGTCGTCTCCTCGCTCCAGATGTTCCATGTGACGCCGGCCTCGTCTATATCGTAGAACACCGCCCGATCGCTCCCTTTTCGGGCGGGGTCGACGCCGAGGTATCGGGCCCGACTTCGGCGCCGGTTCGGGTTCGGTGTGACGCAGGGCTTGACGATCTCGTGCGGGAGGTACGCGTCCTCGCTCGCCACAAACTCGCCGAGGTACTCCTGGGCGAACGACTGGCTGTCCTTCTCTTTCCGTTTCCGCTCAAGGAACTCCTCGTCCGCAAACGGGCTTATCTCCGTCGGCCAGTGCGGGCTAAACCATGCGTCAGCGTTCTTGCCCTCAACGGCGTCATAGAAGTACCCGGACTTCCCGAGCGGGGTGCTGAACAGATAAAACTCATACTCGGGGTGTGTGATGAAGAACGGCTCGATGACCTCCGACATATGATAGTCGTCGGCATAGGCCGCCTCATCGACGATAACGAAACTCGGGTTCTTTGACCGCTGGCTTAGTTTCCCCTGCCCGAGAGTTCGAGAGAGGACGCGCGCGCCGTGGCTGAACTTCCACTCGGTTTTGTTATCTTCTACGACGCCGAGCTGGCTAAGCGTGAAGTCGCTGTTTTTGAAGTGCTCGGTGAACTTGTCGAACAGTTCGTCCGCCGGGTCCTGCATCGGCGCCGTGATGAGGATGTCCTCGCCGGGGTTCCAAAGCGCGTAGTCAGCCGCGAGGGCGCTACCGACGAGAGAGGCGCCGACCTGCCGCCCTTTTTTCGGGGCCGCCTGCGTCTTCGCCTGCTGTTCATGATAGTCGAGGAGATCGGCCTGATAATCAGTCGGCTCGAAGTTAAACAGGAACTCAACCCGCTCACTGCGGGCCATGCCGACACACTCGTCGACGATGTCTTCAAAGCCGAGCTCAGCCATTAGTTAAGCTTCTCCTCGATCGCCGACGCGAGGTCGCCGGCGGCGTCTGCCTGCGCCGAGTCGGGGTCGTCGAGGATGCCGAGCTCCTTCAGGATCTTCGCGTTCGTCCGCTTGATCCGGTCGCGGGGCATATGCGCCGGGTTCTCCTCCAGTCGCGTCACCTCCTGCCCGTTCTCGGTGACGCTGACCGTCTGCTCGGTCAGGAACTCGTCGAGGTACTCGTTCGACTCGCGGAGACGCGCCTGGTCGATGGCGACCTCGACGAGCTGGTCGACCTTCGCGACGTCGTCCCACCCGAACGGCGCGTCGTCGAGATATGACGCGACGAGCGCCCGCACGAACGGTTCGACGTCGTCGCGATGCCGGTCAAACCACTTCTCGGGGTCGGCGCGCAGGCCGTGCTTTTCGGCGTTCGCCGTGCCTTCGGGCGGGCCGTGGTTATCGCCCGTCACGCCGCCGTGGAGCTTACAGCGCCCCTCGCCGACGTGGTCCGTCCCCCACCCGGCGACCTGTTGGCACGGGTCGCCCGCGCGGTTCTCCGCGCCGCAGATGTCCGGGTTCTCGTCGTCACTCATCGGTATCCCCACCGTCGTCGGTCGCAGCGTTGTACTGTCGAATCTCCTCGGGTGCGACGCCGAGGCGCTTTCCGAGCGCCGCGACGACGAGCCGCGCTAGCTCCGAGGAGGGGATCGCGCCGAGAGCGACGCCGAGGAGCAGGAGGTCGAGGTCACTCATCGGTCTGGACCTCCTTATACGCCTGGACGAGCGCCGCGTAGTCGGAGAGTTCAAGGCCGTTGTACCCGCCGAGCACCGCGAGCGCGAGCGTGGCGATGAGTGTCGGGTCGCCGCCCGCCGCGATGCCGTAGCCGCCGATCGCGATAATGCCGATATTGACGAGGAGCGACCGGGCTATCTTCAGCGTTTTAATCATGGACAGGTCGCTCTCGTCGGCCGCCAGCGTCTCGCGGTACTCGTCGACCTGCCGCGCCGAGCAGTACCACGGCCGCGCGCTCGTGCGTTGTGCGTCGCTC